TAGTTTCATGACTTAACCTCTTCTACGTCGAGACAGTCTTGCTCGTAACATTCTTCATTACCATCGCTTAAAACGGTAAACTCCTCATGGGCTGCTTCAATAGCGGCTTCTTCGGACGCGGCTTCTACGCTAAGAGTCTTAGTGACCGTTGCCATAACGGTTACCTTGTAAGGGTGCAATATATGCATAGGAATGGCTTTCGGCGGATCAGTTCGTGTTAGTTTCATGACTTAACCTCTTCTACGTCGAGAAAGTCTTGCTCTTGAAATGCGCCATACTGACTCTCTAGTTCAGTCTCTGACAGCTCATCTAAAGAAGCGTATAGCGATTCATACGCCAAAGTGTGTAAACACCTTAGATCCATATCCTCTAGGATGAATTCTGCTATCCTATCTATCATAGCTGCTTTATCTTCAATCATGTCTGTTGCCCTTGGTTGTGTTAAGAGAGGCTAATACTACCGTTAACCAAAGTTACTGTCAACCACATTAAAAAACCCGCTAAATGCGGGTTCAGTTACTATCTTCGGGGGCGTCTACTCGTTGACCTTCGTCGCCCAGGTTTGCGAATAGGCCTTCTTTTCTTTTTGTCGTAATCGGCTACGGCATCCTCACCGTAAAACCATTTAGCGATCCAATCTAATAAAAAAAACATACTACATACCCTCGTTTACGACCGTACGCTCTGTTTGACGCCCGACCTGCGCTTTATATGCGGCGCTAAGATCCTCAGTGGTATAGCTGATTTTATGATCTGCCAAGGATTGTAGCGTAGATTCCAGTGCCATATTATCAATCTGCCCCAAATCCCCACCCTTATTCATAAGTTTAATTACATGACTAATATCCAAAAAACCGTAGAGCAAGGCGAGGTCTTTACCCTGACTTTCAGGTTTGTTACAAAGATCCATAGTATTCTCCAATAAGTTAAGTCCGCAAGCCCGCTGACCCCTATAAGGATATGCGATTATATGGGAGAGATCAAGTTAAATATCGTCTCCCAATCAATACCGTCCTCTGCCCAATATAAAGCGGGTGTCTTCAAGCCATCCATTTTTAGATCCATTGCATCCCTGCCTTGGTGTAGATAAATCTTTTGCGGTCGAGTCTTAGCCTTTTTCTTCAAAGTGATTACCCAACAACTCGCATTATTATGCTTAGTTAGCCAAGCGACTTGATGCGGGCGGAGATCAACAGCCTGTCTGCTCGTAACCTTAAGTTCCACGAAATGAAATAGCCCTTTGTCGTCGCAAAGCAATACATCGGGTATCCCAGGCATCGCCCAGGTTTCAAGCCTAGTCGGCGTCCAAGTCCTCGTACTCTGCTTCAATGCAACCTTCATTGCTTTCCATAAGTCTGCTTCGCGCTTTTGAACGATTTGCGGTAGGGCTTTCTCCGTCGGGAGTAATGTTGAAAGTAATGGGTTCATATTGTTGCTTAATCTCCTTAAGTGCTTTTTCAACATCTTCTTTGCTCATTTGATCGATGCTGCCAGTTCTAATTTCAGACTTGCTGACATAAATGTCGCCTTGGGCTTGACCTCGGCGGTACTCCGCTTGTACTGCGGCGGAATACGCCCCATTAGTTAAGGCCTTATCCCTTATGTCCTGCAAGTCCCTCAAATGCCGCTGGTACGTCACGCCGTATTTTTCATCCAGTTCCTGCCTATAGGCGCGAATTGCTTGAACAACGTGGGGCGATATATGATGGTTCGTCAGTTCATACGCTCTACTATGTGCTGACCCCACTGGATACCCAGCATTGATAGCAGCATCTTTCATGGTGATCTGCCCGTCTTTAGACACTAATTCTTTGACAAAAAGTTCCTGCCGCCGCGTTAAAGGCTGTGCTGCTGTTACTTTAGGCCTACCGCGTGTTTTTTTTGCTGGCATCGTTTTAGGCAAACTTTGTTTTGGCTTTCGGATTCTTGGTGTAACCATGCTAATACCCCTGTTATTTAGCGTTATATACTAGTCTTTTATCTACATTTTGTATATAGAACTCAGAAATATTTTTCAAATAAAAAAGAAATTCAGGCCCTTTAACGCACTTTTCGATCAAAGTTACATAAACTTTGGTTACGTTACATTTTAGTTTTGAGTTTGTGTTACCTCTGAGACCCTTATATACACAAGGATTTTTGACTGAAGTTACACGGTTACACCGGTTACGCCTATATTTACAAAAATATTTTTTTTTTATTTTCAGCTCCTATATACAGATTTGGCGTTGTTCTGTAACCGACCCCCAAATAAGCCCCTTGGCCGCGACCCGCGTTTTGACCGCCCTTACACTGGTTATTGAAGCTAGGGCCAACGCCCGTGGTTTATCCCGCACGAACCCTAACACCTTCCCTGTGCCCCTCTAACGGCGTATACTCCCTCTAGGCTCACTCACCTACCGCCTCTCCTCGGGGTTTCCCTTGACCCTCCTCCTGCGGCGGGTGGGTGGGCTGTTTTAAATCATCCTATCCACTGTACGCCTTAAGCACTCTTCCGCATTTATATTTTGCAGACGGGCTTGTACGCATATTGAAAAAAGAATTTCGCCGATTTCATTTTTGACGGCCTCTATATTTTGTTCTTCGGTTTGAGCAGCTAGGAATGCGCGTTGTAATAAATTGGCGTTTTTTGCTAAGTGCCCCTCTTCCATCCAGACGATGATTCTTGCGTTTTGGTGAGCAAAGTGGTTCACCTGGTTTCCTCATCGGCGTAGATTAGATCGCGGAGTTCGACCCGCATTTCGATTTTTGTCCTGTTGACATAAACTTGTCTGTCTTGGTAAGTGGCCATGTCGTGTTGGGCTTCCTGTTGGTGCAACCAGGGGTTCTCCGCGAGAGCCGCAGCCCGATCTTCGATGCGGATTAAAGTATGCGCCGCAGCGACAAACTCGTCGGATTCGACAAAGTCCGAAAACAAAACCCCGAGCGCTTCGAGGTCATAGTCGTATGGTGCGCCGCCCCCGCGTATCAGTTCGGGATCAACGTTACCGCAAGCGCATGTTGTCCAATCTCCCGCTCGGGTACAATCGTCGACGGTAAAACCTTCTGAGCGAGCATCCTCTTCATATCGGGCTTCGGCCTCAATAATGGCTTTACCCCACACGGTGTCATCGAGGTGTGCTTTAGAGAGCACTTCTTTAGATGTTTTCATATCAATCCTCTCTCCGCCAATCGACATAGGGTGTTGGCGGTAGGTCGAACATGATTTGCAGATGATGCACAAGATCCTCGGCATCCACAGCATTAAGAGTGGTAACAGAGGGAGAGCGTATCTCTACCTCACCCTCCACTAAGTCATTGGCGACCTTAATCTCATGAAACGTTGTTGAGTACATATTTGTTGCCCCTTGTTAAGTGTATTTGTCTCACCTACACAGGCGAGACCACTGGATGATACAAGTCTCTGCCCTCGATGTAAACTGTTTTTAACAGCGTGAGACGGGGGCCGTGGTCATCGACCGGGTGATGGCGCACTGGCTGCGGCGTAGAAGAGTTCGTTCGATGCTTTTAATAGAGGTATATAGCTACACCGCTGCATTGCCGTGTTGCACGGCTCGTGTAGTCTGGCGCAATGGTATTGAGTTTTGATTTGTCGATAAGGTCTTTGCACCTGAAGGTTGGTGCAGTCGGCGCAATTGGCTGGAGCGCCCGATTGGTAGATTGCCATGTTTAATCGCTCCTTACTTTGATTAGTGCCTGTCCGTAAATCGGCATGACTCGTTTTAGTTTGACAGGGCTTTGCTGCGATCTCGCGCAGTTCGAGTTTCCGCGTCCTTAGTTTCCGCGAATTAGTTGCAGGTCACATTGCCATAGTAGTCTGTTCGGCAAGTGGACCTATTGCCTTGGTTGTCACTCCAAGTTTGGTTTCCATAGTAATCAGTAGAGCCTTGGCTTTTATAACCATAATTATCGCCCGTCCCCGTACAAGTTTGGTTACCGTAATAGTCCGTGGTGCATCGTAACCCGGCGCTTACGGTTGTAATGGTAAAAGCCAACACGGCGATCATTATTAATTGTTTCATTTCATTGTACCCTTTTTTGTTAAGTTTACGGCAACATTGGCACTTTATCCGGGATTGAACCCTATTAAGTACAAAACGATTGCGGTCACTATTAAGGCCCCGCTAAAGATAAGTATTTTGGACCCATGAGCCGTGGTTTCTATTTCGTCAAAATTTTGAGTGGTCCGCATAACTCTTTCGATATCTTTGGCTCGTTCTTCTAGCCACAGGGAGTCGTTGCCCGCGAGGAGCCAGTCCATGACTTCGCTATCTTTCCAAGCATTGACGGATTGTGGACCGCGCATAGAAACGGTAGGAAAGGTGGAGGTTACTTTGGTTGGTTTGGGAAAAGAATTATTTTTCATCCGTCGATAGAGGGTTGCTCTTGAGCACTGTGCCAAGTGGCATACTTCTTCGAGGCTAAGTAATCGCTTTTGCATCTTTCTCTCCATAAAGTCAGGCGCAGTATATGCGATTTTATGCGGTATTGTCAATCAATGAATT